CAAAGAAGAAGAACTTTGTCCAGAGACATGGGGATGAAGTGTATGTAGAGCCAAGGTTGTGGTCTCAGTACCTTCAGTACGATGCTCTTCTTGAGGGTGGAATTGCTCCTGTCCCTGTTGCCGTTGGTTCGTTGAAGGATGAACCAATTTCACCAGAGAAAGCTGAGAAACAGGATTGCCGGGTGTTTAATTGTGTGCCGTTTTCGTTCAATTTATTGGCGAAACAGTACCTTACACCTGTTGAAGTGTTCCTTCGCTTCTACCCACAATTGTTTGAGACCTATGTTGGGATCAATATGACATCCAAGGAGGCGGATCGTCTCATTTGGAGGCTGTTAGATAATGGTTCCGATCGAGGTCTTGATGTTGACATGAAGAAGCAAGATAAATCGATGCTCGGTGAGCTCATTCATCTTGTCGCACTGGCTGTCTATGCTATTGCGAAATTTCTTGGAATGCCCGCTGACAAGTGTTATGCGCTTATTGAAGGAGCGCGTAATGCTTATCATATTATGCGAGGTCAAGATTTCATCATGTTGGGTGGGACAAACATTTCCGGAGTCCTTTTTACTCTGCTTCAGGCTGGATTAGATAATTCGATCTGTCAAAGGTATATTTATTACCGAATGAAGTATCCGAATGGTCTTCCAGTTGAAATTGTCTCTGAGGTGAGAGCATGGTCGCAGACGTTCATGGATTCTCCAATGGTCTCAGCTGAGCTTCGTCCGTACTGTGTGTTTAGGAATGATGTCCAGTTGGCAACTTACGGAGATGATGCCATCTTGTCGGTGAAGAAGTCGTGTACATTCTACGATCCCGAGAAGATTCCAACTTATGGGCGTGAGCTTGGAAAGGTGTACACAAATGGGAGTAAGTCCCCAGTTTTTGCATTTTTGCCTGTGACGGAATTGGTGTTCCTCAAGCGCAACTTTGTATATAACGAAGAACTTAAGATGCATGTCACCCCTCTTGCGAAGAAGTCGATCCTGAAAATGATGACCGTACGTACTCGGTCTACATTGTCTGATATCGACCATGAGGCAACTGTCCTCATGGATGTTCTACGTGAGTCGGTCTACCATGGCC